TACAGAAAAAGAAAGATGAGATTGTCGCTAAAGATCCTGTAGATATGACTAAGATAAGACAAAAGTATGGTGATTCTTAATGCAATCTCTAAGAATAGATCCACAGAAAATAAATGAGTTAGGCGTAGATAATCAAGATTCTACGACATTACCTGAGTTTAGTTTTCATCATGGTCATGTAGAACAGGCTATAAATAATATAAATGATTTATTGTCTGCTGGTATTTCATACTCAAAGATACCATCTGATGTAAGTCAACTTATTTTAGTGAAACCTACATTTGAAGGTACATTACGAAGTGGATACCTAAAAAACAATTTAGTATGTCAACCTTTACTTAGAGGATTTTCTGATTCTATAACAAGGGGAGATAGTGTAATATACACAAGGATAGGTAATACTTATTATTATTTAGGTCCTTTAAATACAACTAATAATCCAAACTATAGTCCTGATACATTTTTTAATCCAAATCTAAATACTAATTTAAAAAGTAGTATAACTATTGATAATAGAAAAGATGATGCAAATGGATACAATGTTAATTATAAAAAAACAAATGTAAAAAAAATAAGTAAATCAAAAAATTATGAACTAGATGCTCCCTATGAAACAAGAGTAGGTGATATAGGTTCTGAAGCAGAGTTAGAATCGGTTTATTCTGATATGGTATTAGAAGGTAGACATAATAATTCTATACAAATAGGAAGTCGTTTTGTTAATCCATATATCACCATAAAAAATAATACTAGTGAAAACAATGGTTCTGTAATTGGTTTATTATCTCTTGGTTCAACTGAACAATTTTTTAATGGTTATAAATTATTATCAAGTGATAAAAGAATAAATAAAGAAAAAGAAACTTTAACAGAAGGACAATATCCAGGATATCTTATAAACTTCGGTAATGATGAAATAGGAGAGCCGAGAGAAGATGTGTTTAATTCGGAATTTGGTAAGTTACAAGAATCTCCTGGTAACCAAACAGAGTTTGACCAAATAATAATGTTTTCTGATAGAATAACATTTGATGCTCAGAATGATGATTTAACTATGTCAGCATATCGTAATATAAACTTTGGTGCTGGAAGAAATATAACAATTACTAATAAAGGATTCTCAGTTATTGAATCAGAGAATATTTATTTAGGAAAGAAAGCAAAGAATAAATCTGAACCTATAGTATTAGGAGAACAATTAAGAGTATTATTAGAACAAGTGATAAACATATTAAGTAATGCCCATGCTTTAGTTCAAGGTGTTCCATTACCATTAGTGGATGCGACTGGAGCTCCTTTAAGTGTAGCATCAGGACCATTAGTTAATTCAGTACAAAGTTTAACAGAAATAATACAATCATTAGAACAAAGACAACAAAATGATGATGGGGTATATCAAGATGGAGTAACACCATTTTTAAGCAAACATCATTTCATAGAACAGAATAGGGGTTAACAATGAAGGTTAATATATTTAAGAAATTAATAAGAGAAGTAGTAAGAGAAGAATTAGATTATAAATTTTCGTCACTTGAAAAAAAGTTGGATGAAGTGTTAGTTAGTAGTAGATCTAATAGTATAGTTGAAGATAGAAGCTCACAACTTAACTCAACTCAGTCTCAAAAAACAAAAGTTCAGTCACAGGTTCCTACTCCTACTTCCCCATCTAATAATGTTCCTATGACAAAGGACTCTATTCTTAATGACATTCTGAATGAAACTGCTAATAGTGGTGAATGGCAAAACATTGAAAAGGAAGCAGAAGTAAAATCTGTTACTGATAATACCGAAGGGCTTCCTGATTTCTTATCGAATGCTATAAACAAAGATTATTCACAAGTATTAAAAAAAGTAGAAGAAAAGGCAAAGTTTAATCGTGGGACTTAAAGACGACATATATCAAGCATTTGAAAAGAACTTAGGTTCTGATGCTATTAATGCTACTGAAGAATCTAAAAAGAAAGTAGATGACTTAGCAAAAGATTTAAGAAATGCTATCATTAATTTTATAGTTAAACAGGAATTTAATATTACTGAAATGGAAGCACCTATTAATATATTACCAGGTGAAATTCAAACAAGTGGTGGAGTATCAACGCCAGGAGCACCAGGAGCACCTGTATCTATTGTACCTGCTACTCCTACCGTTAATATAATTCCATTACAAAAAATTGCTCAAATAAGTGAGACATCAAATAAGATAATGGATCCTAGAGTTCCTACTGCTGTAAAAAAATCTAAAGTAAAATTATTAAATGTTAAGGAAGCGTAATGGCAACACTCGATAGAAGAAAAGATAGATTTGTAGAAGACCAAGATAAAAGAGTCTCTGTGGGATTAGAGTTTCCACTAGGTAGAGTTGGTGGTGGTGATGGGTATTTCAAATCAACAAAAACTACTGTTGAATCTATAAAGAATAACATCAGGCTTCTTTTACAAACTCATAGAGGTGAAAGAGTATTTCAACCAAACTTAGGTATGGATTTAAGGTCACTTATATTTGAGCCATTAACTGAAGATATTACAATACAAATAGAAAACAATATAGTAGATGTATTCAGTAGATGGTTACCTTTTGTAGATTTAAGAAACATTAATGTAAATCGTAAAGATGATTTAAATCAAGTAAATATTAATATAGATTTTAACATAAGAAGAGCACCAAATAATTTAGAAAGTGTTCAAGTTACATTTGAGGGTGTCGGAGCTGGAAGTTCGACAAGTAATGGAGCATACTAATGGCGTATAAAGAAAAACAAAAATTAAAACCAACTAATGTACAATATACAAGTAAAGATTTTAGTACAATAAAAAAAGATTTAATTGAGTATACTAAATCTTATTTTCCTGATACATATAAAGATTTTAATGAAACATCACCTGGTATGATGTTAATAGAACTATCAAGTTATGTCGGTGATGTACTCTCATATTATATTGATTATAACTACAAAGAGAATCTGTTGGCTACAGCAACAGAGAAAAGAAATGTTCGTAGACTATCTGAATTTCTTGGATATAAAACTGCAAACAAAACACCATCTGTTGTTAAGTTAAAAGTAGAGACTTCTATAAGTGCCGATGGTACAACTGGTCAACCAGTATATGGTGAAGCTCCATCTTCAATAGATAGTGGATTGCAGATTGCTTCAAATGTAGATTCTGAGATAGTTTTTGAAACAACTGATGAAATAGATTTCACATCGAGTGGTTCAGGAGATCCTATTGTAAGTGCTCCAATACTTGATAGTAATGGTGAGGCTAGTTCTTATACCCTAACAAGATTTACTAGAGCTGTATCTGGTAAAACAAAAACTAAAACTTTTAATATTACATCTCCTACTAAATTTTTAGAATTAGATTTGGGTGAAGATGATGTGATTGAAATAACAAGTTGTATAGACGGCGCTGGTCAAGAATGGTATGAAGTAGATTATTTAGCACAAGATAAGATACTAAAACAAACTCATTATACAGACGACCCGACAAGAACAAGTGCTTATGATCAAGGTGATGCTAGTGGTACTACATCATCAATACCTATTCCATATGTTGCTGAATATATTAAGTCTACTAAAAAATTTACAACTAGATTTGATGAAGATAGTCAAACATATAAAACTCAATTTGGTAATGGATTATTTAGATTTAGTAATTCAGGTTCAAATGTAGATCCAGTTGAACAAGCTGGTGTAACAATTAATGGAACTAACCTAGCTGATGTACCAAGTGCTATAGGAGTGGTTACAGGTAATAATCCAAACTTAGGTGAAACTCCATCAAACACTATATTAACTTTTACTTACAGAGTCGGTGGTGGTTCTGAATCAAATATTCAGGCTGGTGAATTGACAGCTATAAATAATCCTCCAGCAGGTGTAACTATAACTGTAACTAATGAAGATGCAAGTTCTGGTGGAACAGATGGACAGACTGTTGAAGAAATAAGAAATAATGCTAGTTCGTTTTTTGCTTCTCAAATGAGATGTGTTACTAAGGAAGATTATCAATCAAGAATATTATCTCTTCCACAAAAATTTGGTAGTATTGCTAAATGTATTGTAGAGAGATTAGATGGTGGTGCTCTTTTAGTTCACACCCTTTCTTATAATCAAAACAAACAACTTGTACAAACACCACAACTTGTTTTACAAAACATAGGAACTTATATTAATCATTATAGAATGATAAATGACCAAGTTGGATTTGGATTTACTCTTAATGATACATTGTTTTCTGGTTATGTAGTTAACTTTGGAGTTCGTTTTGTTGTTAATTATGATAGAAGGTCAAATCCTACTGAAGTTAAATTAAATGTAATTCAAGTAATAAAAGATTTCTTTAAAATAGAAAAGATGCAGTTTGGACAAGCAATTAATATGAACGATTTACAATATAATATTTTAGGATTAGATGGTGTAATCGGTATTAAGGAATTAAAACTATTTCAGGATGGAAATAATGAATATGCTAGTGGTAGAAAGTTATACTATTATAAGGGGGATGGTGAAGTTATAGGAACTGATAGTAACTATGGATTTAAATATAACTTTGACAATGCCCTACGAGATGGTATATATAGACCATCAGTTTCTTCTTCTGTATTTGAATTACGAAATCCAAACCAATACAATTATGGGAAGGTAATATAATGCATAGATATTTTTTTACAACCAAAGATACCTTTATCAATAGTGGTTCAAATCAAACTACAGGCGAAGACTTTAAAGATAAGAATACTGGACAAGATGAGATTCTTGAATTAAAAAAAGTATTCTTTGATAGAACATTTTCTCATCCAACTCGTGTATTACTTCAATT